ACCATTTTTCAGAACGGATATATTGAGGCTTTGGTCTTGCCATATATTGGAGTGGCGGGTCATCATCAGCTTTTAAATTTAAAATGGCTTTATCTAAACGGTCCATGTGATAAATAAGAGGATCTTCAAAACGAGTAGAACTCTCTTTATTGTCTCGTTCATAATCTTTAACACTAAAGACCTTTCTTAATAACGCATCACTTAATAAACGTTGAAATCCATTCTTAAAACAATACAGTACTAAATCTGATTCTGTTAAAGGACGAGCATGTTTTAAATCTACTTGGATTTTTGCAATGATTACTTGCTCTATATTTTGTTCCACCACCAACTTTGCTTTTTCTGCATCATAGTTTCCCTTGCGCATTTCTATATCGTGGTGCCAACAAGTTCTGATAAAACCGTCTAAGTGCGGAGTAATTGTTAATTCTTTATGACAGTATTCACCATCACTCAACTGACAATGCTTAATACTGCCCACAAAATTCATCAACGCTTTTTTTGTAAGTAATTTTGACCGCACTTCCTTATTTTTTAAGAAATCCACCACCAACGGTGGAAATTCTTCACTAATAGCCCCTTGCCAATTAACTACACCAGATTCCTTATGTTGTAACTCAATAGGTTCTGGCATTAACACCATTCTCTTCGTCATTACTTGTGCAGCATTGCGCGGAATTCTAAACATCATTAAACCAAGGTCTGATTGTTTATATGGTGTCAACAACAATACTTGCATTAATGCCCCCGCAACGATCCTTTAATGCTTGCAATAATCTCTGCTTGGCGTGCTTTTGAAACTGGCATTGATGTAGCTTGCGATGGTAATTGTTTAGTTGGCTCTGGTAACACTTCACCATTTTTTAAACGATCAGCCATATTGCGTAAGGCCTGTTTAATTTCTTTGCGTAACTGTTCCATTGACCAAGTGTATCGACGACAACGACAATACAAATCAGTGATCAACCAATATTCCACGGTAGAATTGAATTTAAATTTATCCACATCAGCCATACCGTAACGTTGAAAGCTTGCTAAACGCTGTGCTAATTCTTCTTCTGACGGAAAATTCATTGGGATTTTGCACCATTCAATAAAGTCAAATAGGTTTGGGAAATAATCATTTCTTGCTGCACGAACTCTTGCTAATCCACGCTCTAACATATCCACAGATAAAACATCATGGTTCACTAGCTCTTCAATCCAAATAAACTTCGCTTCTTCCAATGCTTCGTCTGTTGGGTAGTTATAGCGCCAACGGTTGCAGTAAGCACACAAGCGATTGAATAACTGATTCACTAATTCTGAAACATGAGTATTTAAATCAACCCCTGAAACGCAATTTTCTTGTCTGATTGCCACGTTCATTTCAACATCCCCATTTTGCGTAGTTTTTCCGCCACTTGCGGATTACGAATTTGAATTTGTCTGCCCTTTGCCCAATCGGTGCTTTTGCTTGCTGGGTTTGGTGCACTGCCTTTCGGTTTTAACATCGTGCCATCAGCCATTACCCAAGCACCGTCTCGCATTTCTGGTCTGCCCTTGTTATCCCAACGTTCTGAGCCGACAACATACTCACCGAAGTTTGTTGGACGGAAAATCGTACTTGGTCGGAGATACTCAACCATTTTCGGATCACGGCCCCATTTCGACACGAGATAATCCACCACACGTTTACACACACCCAAATCGAATTCAGCCAATCGAGCACCAATCGCCTGTTTTGTTTTTTCAGTGAGCTTGTACCCTGTCGGTTTACGTTCGCCTTGCTCTTCAGCAAGATTTGCCAATGCCATGTTTAAATAATCCAACACAACTTGCTCAGCTGGGGGGACTATAGGGGGGGTATTTATATTTGTTTTATTATTTGTTTTTGTAGGGTGGCGTTTTTCGCCAGGGGTACCGGTGGCGTTTTTCGCCACTGGTGGCGTTTTTTGTAACTGGTGGCGTTTTTCGCCACTGGTGGCACTTTTCGCCACTGGTTTATTTTCAACGTTAGGAAGGTCTTTCACTAAATAGAATTCAGTCGTTCTTCCAGAGGTTTTAACAGTACGAATCAAACCAACTTCTTCAAGCTCTTTAAGGATTTCATAGATAGTTTTGTCTCTGTTAATGCCAGTGAATTGTTTAAATTGATCAATAGAAATAAAATCACTCTCTTTCTGCCAACCAGTCGTTTTACGAGCCACCAACAAATAGGCTTTTACAGCGTTACCAGAAATGGCAAACATCACTTCATCCACAAAAGCATTAGGGATCTGAAAAGAATTAGGGATAAATTTGCTCATAGCATTAACTCCGAAGCGTAACGTTGTGCGATCCATTGAATACCTTTCGATGTCACGCGAGTTTGTGTAAAGTTGTGACCGTGCTCTGCTGTACCTGTTTTTACTGTAAATAAGCCACGGCTTTGTTTGTCTGAATATGGAATAAGATTGCCTGATTGACGATATAACGCTTTATCACGCTCTAGTGCAGCAATCATCGCTTTCTCTGGCATATTTAAGATTTTTGCCGTTTCGCGTAATGATTTTGTTGTGCCAATATCAACGTAAAGATCCACAAAGTCCGCTTTAGGTTTCATTGCTTTATTCTCTAACGCTAAAGCTTGTTTCTCTTTCTCTGATGCCACCAACTGCTCTAAGGCTTGAAGATAATTCTGCGGTAAAAGTGCGGTCGGATTTTGTTGGTTTTCTAACTCTTGCCAACGGTCAATAACTGCCGCTGTAAATTCCGGTGAAAACTGAGCAACTAAAATATAAGTGTCGCGCTTATTCAAAAAATACTCATAGTAGATTTGACCATTCTGTGGGTGGGTGTACGGTTTCGGCTGATACCCCCCAATCACACCTTTTGAAATAAGCGTTTCAATGCTTTTACACACGTCACTATGTCTAGAATTAACAAGCTTTGTTATTTCTCGACTGCTCATTGTTAATGCACTTGCATTTTTATCATTAATCGGTAATAATTCATTCATCTTGTGAACTCCTTGTGAGTGTAATTAACCACGGTGGCCGCCGTGGTTTTTTATTGCCGTTTATTAAGTAAAATCACACACTCAATAGAATGTTGTGTTGCAGCTAAATGTTTATTTAATAACTTGCGGATCAAATCTTCTTCACAACTGGTAATCTCACCATCAGCAAGTGCGCTTTCTAATGCTTCAAATAACAATCCACGAGCTGATAACTCATGTAATTGAATATTTGCCATTTCTACTGCATCTAAATCATCTGCACAGGTATCTGGTACAAAACGTCCACCAGCGGAACGGCATAATTCTTCAATAAATTGTGTGCAACCATATTCAAGCTGAATAGCGATTAACTCTTCATTTTTGAACCGTTGGCCCTTTGTTTGATAAAGACGATTATTTAATTCACTTTCAGTAAATCCGAGAAAGCCAGCTACCGCACTTTTGCCACCAGGTACTTTCTCAATCATCTCTATAATGGTTTGTTTCATTGTCATAATTTTTCCCACTTTTTTATGGTTTTCTTGGTTTGCTTCTTGGGGTAAGTTAGGTTTCAGATAAAGATTGAAGAATTTCCTCGACAGTAACTTTGCCGTTTGTCGAATCTGAAATTGGTTTAATGTACTTTCCTCCAATTCCAGAGCCTCGAACCCAATTGCTCACTGTCATAACACTGACATCGCAAGCTTTAGCTAAAGCTTCCCTGCCGCCGCATTCTTCAATCACTTTATTAATCACTTTATTCATAAATTTTCCCTTAAACAATTACAGGGAAATAATAAAGCAATCTTTACAATAAATAAAGTTTTATTTTATTGCATTTATTAAAGAAAACTTTAGGATTAGTCAAAACTAAGGAGTTTAGAGTTATGAATACACTTGGCGAACGAGTTAATTGGGCTATGAAAGAAAAAATGCTAGATAGAAAAGATCTAGCTGATGCACTAGGTGTGTCAACTATGGCAATAGGTGATCTCATTAATAACAAAACTAAGAAGCCTAGAAATCTACTTGAATTATCGGAAATTCTTGGCGTGGATGCTAAATGGCTACAAAGCGGAGAAGGAGAAATACCTGAAATTTCAACCGCACTTTCGACCGTCTCAAGTAATAACGAGG